CCAGATTCAAATAGAATCTATAATTAGAAAGTGTGAAGATTATATTGATAAAAAATGGGACGAAGATCAAACTCATATCCATGAGTCATGGTCTTCTATATTTGCAAGAAAAAAAGATCCCTCTTTAGCTCTAGAGATGGACGAACACACTTATCCCGCGTACAAACATCATTTAGAATTTAAAGAAGATCACTATGAGCTCAATCAAGAGACTACAATGTTTAATGATTGGTATGATATCAACTGCTGGAAATTCATCAGGGCTCTCTCTGAACAAAGAATTAAAGACGCAAAACTTATAAAAATACATCAAACTGAAGAAGAATATGCAGATTGTGACAAAGATGTTGATTTTGATGTGTCTCCCTGGGATTCTGAATATGATGATGCGGATAAAGAAAAAGCAATTAATTATAATCTAGATTATTTGGTATATTTAAAAGAGTCTGGACAGACTGTTAGCTCGGAAGAAGAAGTAGAAATAGCTAGAAAAATGTTGTCAGAATAAACTAGGGAGGCTATCTCCCTTTTTTTGTCGTCTGAGTTAATTAAGTACAAGTATATATATATTTTTCCACTTTTTCGAACAAGATATATTATATCGCAAACAGTTTTTAAAAAGCTCAATAGAAGGAGATATAGTAATGAATAATAATTCAAAGGATATGAAGAGATGGATGAATCTTGCATCCAGAATGGTTGAAGAATCAACACCAGAAGAAGAAAAGGCTAAAGAAAGAGAAAGAGCAATTGGAAAGCTTCATGGTGATTTAAGTAAGACAAACAAAGATTTAATGAAGATGAAGGAAAACAAACTTAATCTTCTAATCAAGAAGAAGTATTATGATTCAGGTGCCGAAGTTGGCGAATCAGATATGTTTTCTTTCCATTTTACCGAGACATCCGGAGGATATGAGTTTCATATGCCCCTCAACATTCTTTTCGGCAGACGAACACAGGCTTTCTGTGCTCAATACTGGGATGATTTCTTTAGAGGAGCTGGTATTGAAACCGAGTTTGCTGGAAACATCAAAGAAGCTTTAGAGAAAGCTGGAAATATCAATCTAGTTATGACATTAAGCAAGGATATGGAGGAAGAACTTCCAGATGCTGCTGACACTAAATCAGATGAAGAAGCTCAAGAAGAGCATGGATCTGAAGCAGACTCTCCAGACTTTGACATCGAAGATGATGAGGGAGAAGTTCCTGATGAAACTGAAGAGTTTGGATTAGATACCAAGTAAGAGAGTAGCAGAAGAAGACATGGTAAATCTATCAATGAAATGTTTGGCGATGATGATGATGATGACGTCGATTACGATCCAGATAAAGACTATGGGAAAGCGAGAGGTGAGTATATTGGAGCTACTCAATATTCAGATGACGAAGAGTGGGATCCAGTTATTTGTCCAAAATGTAATATAGGGAATGTTGATCTTGATGAAAACGGTGAAATGAGTTGTGATGAGTGTGATTTCATTGATGGATATAGCAGAAAATACAAACTTACTCCCGAGCAAAGAAGACATATTGAGGGCTAATTTTTAGGAGAATAAGATGAAAAATGAATTTCTAGAAGGTTTTTTAGATAATTTAATGCAAGAATCTGGTTCTAAGAAAAAATTAGTAGAATCAGATTTAGAAGATTATCTAGAAGATGACGAAGATGAAGAATCCGATCTTCAGGCCGATCTAGACAGAACTAATGCTCACAAACGCGGAATATTCGACGGCGAAGATGATATGGATGATGACGATGACATTCATAGTTCTGCAAGAGACATTTTGAAGTCAAAAAAAGAATATGGCAAAGTATATACTTCATCTAATAGTTATCAACTGGGTCGAACTGGAAAAGACATCAGATATAGAGTCGATTATGACAAGCTTATTTTAGTATTAAATGATACTCTAAAGAAAAAATTAACAAGAGCTGATGTCAAAAAAATTGTAAAAATAGTTAAGTTGGAACTAGGTGTCGGATCTGAGTCAGAGAAATCTGATTTTTAATAGAGAGTAAGGAGAAAAAATAGTAATGGCATCAATTAATTCAACTGAAACTGCAGGAAATTTGGTCACAGCATCAAAAAACAAGACTGAAGATCAGAAGAATGCCGAAAGAATACAGGATTTCATAAATAAATTTAAAATCACCGCCAAAGATCTTGACAACACAGATTCAAGAAAAGCAGAGAAAAATAAACAAGACAAACATGATACATATAATTGGCAGGGATATCAATGGTTTCAGGAGGCTACAAATACTCTAGAAGATAGGGGAATAAAAACCCTAGAATATAGAGAAATGTGTCGCACTCCTGAAATCAATCAGAGTTTAAATATTTACTCAGATAACTCTACACAATATGACGTCGAGAAAAATGTATTAGAAATTCAGTCTAATAATTCTAAAATTATAGAAGTGTTAAATCAATTATTCTTTGAAACACTTGATGCAAATGGAAATTTGTGGCATTATGTTAGAAATATGTGTAAGTTGGGAGATGAGTATCTAGAAGTTGCAGTGGATAATGAAAAAAATCCAAAACATATAATATCATTAGAAAGATTTAAATCTCCAGAGAATATGGAGAGAATAGAAGAAGACGGAAATCTAGTTAAATTCAAATATACTACTAATCCAAATGAAAGCAATGAGAGAGCAAAAGAATTTCAACCATGGCAGATAATTCATCTTAGAATTGAAGATGAAGAAACAGATCCATACGGTAAGTCTGTACTTGAAGCTGGAAGAAAGATTTGGAAAAAATTATCTCTTATGGAAGATGCTATGATAATCTACAGAATATCAAGAGCACCTGAGAGAAGAGTTTTTTATATTGATGTTGGAAATCTGTCAACAAAAGATGCCAATAACTATATTGAGCAAATTAAAACTAAATTCAAGAAAAAGACCTATATAAACGCTACCACAGGAGAAATAGATCAAAAGGCTAATCCTCTCTGTATCACTCTAGATACTAAAATTGATCTCTTAGATGGTAGATCAGAAACTCTCTCTACTTTAATAGAAGAATACAGCTCTGGTAAAGAAAATTGGGTTTATTCTATAGATAGAGAAAACGGAAATGCTATTGTTCCTGGTAAAATCGTTTGGGCTGGAGAAACTAGAAAATCTGCAACTCTTGTAGAAGTTGTATTAGATAATGGAGAGAAATTACGCACAACACCAGATCATAAATTCATGTTGAGAGATGGATCTTATTGTGAAGCCAAAGATTTGGCTTCCGGTAAATCTTTAATGCCTCTATACAAAAAATTATCAACTAAAGAAGATGGGTTGAAAATAGAGGGATATACAATGGCATATAATCCCAAAAAAGAAAAATATGTTTTTATGCATAGAGTAGTTGGTGACACTGTGTTAAGAGAAGAGAGAGAAAATACAAGAAAATCTATAGATTGGAACAAGAATAATAATTTAGTATTACATCATAAAAATTTGAATTCTGAAGATTGTTCCCCAGAAAATTTAGTATGGATGGGAAATGAAGATCATTTTATCCATCATGCATCATCAGGTAGAGAAGTACTTATTAGATATAATTTGTCAGAAAAACATTCAGATGATGTCAGAAAATCTAATATAGAAAGAAATTCTGTAGCAGCAATGTCTTGGTATAATGGATCTGATCTACACAAAGAACACAATAAGATTAGATCTGCTTCTTTAAGCGCTCAATTTGCAAATCTAGAAACAAGACAAAAATACATTGATGGAATGACTACAAAAATTTCACAAAATTTCTGGACAAGATTAAAAGAAGTTGCTCAACAAACTGAATTAAATTCTCAAGGATATGTTTCTGCAGAAAATGTAATTCAAAATGCTCTTCAAGATCAAGAAATAATTTCTATATGGAATAGAAGTGCAAGACCACAACAGAAAGACAAGTTTAATTGGACCATATTAGAAAGATTCCTTAAAAAAATGGGATTCAATTCTACTCAAGATTGGTTATACAGAGAATGCAATGTTCCAACTAAAAATCACAAAGCTGTTTATCAAAATCACAAAGTTGTTTCAGTTAACATATTATCATATGTTGAAGACACCGGTTGTATCACAGTAGAAAAATATCACAACTTTGCAACTTCAGCTGGCGTATTTGTGAAAAATAGTGTGGATGAAGATTTTTACATAGGCGTTCGTAGTAATAGTCAAGGAACTAGAATTGAGACTCTCCCTGGAGGATGTCTAACTCTTGACACCAAAATACCATCTCTAGATGGTAATTCATATTCTTTATCAGAAATGATTCAAAAATATGAATCAGGCGAAGAACAATGGATATATTCTTGTGATCCAATCACTGGAGAGTTTGCACCAGGTTTAGTATCTTGGGCCGGCATCACTCATAAATCTGCAAAAATAATGGAATTAGAACTAGATAATGGAGAAAAAATTAGTTGTACTCCAGATCATAAATTCCCAGTATGGGGAAGAAATTTTGTAGAAGCAAAAGATTTAGTTTTAAATGATTCTATTATTTCACATCAAACAGATAAAAACGGATTTTTGCCAGAGTATGAGAGAGTATATGATCATCATAAGAAAACTTGGTTATATACTCATAGAGTCGTAGCACAAAAAATGAAAAATACCGATATGTATCAATCTCATATTTTTGAATCAGCTAACAAATTAACCACTGTTCATCATAAAGATTTTAACAAACATAATAATTCTCCTTCAAATTTAGTATGGATGGATCCAAAAGATCATTGGAATTATCATTCTAGAGGATTAGATTCACATGAACATAGAAAAGAATTAATGACAAGGTGCAGAAAAATTTATCATGAAAGATTAAAAACAGATCCTGAATTTAAAAAATCTGTACATGATAAGAAATCTAAAACTATGATAGATTATTGTACTTCTTTCTCTGAAGAAAAGAAAAATGAATGGGCTCAAAACTCAATTAGAGCTAGAACAGTTGCTTCTAAGAAATTCAATGATAAAATGTTATCTGACTTAGAATTTAGATCTAAAGTTCTTGAAAAAAGATCTATAAGTATTTCTAACGCTTTTACCGAAGAAAGAAAACAAAAATTAGTTGAATTAAATAAAGAATGGATAAAGAGACCAGATCATTATCAAAAAGTATATGGAAACACCATCGCAAAATTTGATGATCATCTTCTAACTTTATTTATAGATTGTCTCAAACAAAATAAAAATTTCACTAAAACTATAGAATGGATTAATTCAAATCCAGAAAATGAATTTACTAAATATTTTAAAAAATTAAATGAACACAACACTGGAGTGTTTAATCCGGAAAAACTTTCTGGTAAATTTTCTAGAAATTTTGTGAGCCATTATGGATATAAGAACGTGAAAGATTTTTCCGAAAAAGTGTCACTGAGAAATCATAGAGTTGTTGGAATAAAATATCTAGATTATGTTGAAGATGTCGGAACTCTAACAATTGATCAACACGAAATATATCATAACTATCACACATTTGCTCTAGATTGTGGGATATATACGAAAAACAGTAATACCGGAGAGATTGGTGACGTGCAATATTTTAAAACTCAACTTCTTTCTACATTGGGAATTCCAGCTGCTTACTTGGGCGTTGTGGATGCTGGTGGAGGGGGAGCTCAATATGATGGAAAATCTTATCTCTCCAATCAAGAGATGCAATTTTCTAGAACAATTGAAAGAATACAAAAACTAGTAGTAAAGGGCTTGGAAAAAATAGCAATATTAGAGCTTGTATTTAATGATTTCGACGAAGATGAACTCAAAAACTTCAAAATAATAATGACTCCTCCTTCTAGTGTTGAACAATTAATGGACTTAGAAGTGAGATCACAGCAGTTTGGATTGATTCAATCAATCAAAGGTATAGAAAATTTCTTGCCAGATGATTGGATATATAAAAAGGTTTTGGGATTCTCAGATGAAGAAGTCATAAAAATAAAATTACAATTACAAATGCAAATGCAGCAACAGGCTCAAATGGCAGCAGCTCTTGCAGCTATTGGTGGTGGAGATGCAGATGCTGGTGGTGGAGGAATGAGTGGAGGCGGAATGGGAGGCGGTGGAGACATAATGGGCGGTCAAATAGGAGGAGCAATGGCTCCAGGAGAAGCAGGTGGAGGAGGAGAGGGTCCAGGAGAGGGCGCACCAGAAGTCGGTGGTCCAGAACCAGAAGCAGCTCCTCCAGCAGAGGGTGGAGGTCCAAGCCTTGATGTTTCATCTAATCAAGTTGAATTTGATGGAACAAAATGGTTGGTAGAAAATACACAAGACATGAAGAAGTTGTTGGAATATATAAAGCTCTATGAAAAGGTAAACTCCAATAAGCGAAACACTTTTACACAAAACAATATGTTGACTAGAATGACCATCAAGGGAGAATTTAGAGGACTATTGGAAGTGTGCGCAGTTGCTAGAAAGAAAAAAATATTAAAAGAATAAATATTGCGATAAATATAATAATTTTAATATAAAAATGTAATTATACGAAAAAGTAATTAAAGATAAATACAGTAACACTTTTGCACAAAACAATATTTTAACCGAATGACCATTATGGGTAAATTCAGGGGCTGTTGGAAAAATGTGCAGTTACAAGAAATAAAAAAATCTTAAAAACACATTTACACATCTGAATAATTTATTCGAAGAGTTAATTTCCTAGGAGGAAAATACTGATGCAATTAACTTACAACAAATTTAAGCAGGTTGTCAGTAAAAGCAGCGAGCGTATTTTCAATAAGATAGCCTCTACAATGGCTATGTCTGAAAATGCCGCTTTGGTTGCCATGTTTGATGACAAGCTTGTCCTGCTTGATGAGAAAAAGGAACAACTCTATCTTTCAGATTATCTATATGAGAATGGAATCCTAAAGATCCACAATCATGAGAGAATCAAGCTCAGCGAAAATGATGATACTTACTTAGATCAGGTCACAGAGAGATATTTTGATCTCGATGATGATACACCCATTTCTATTCAAGAGATGATGACAGGATTTAATCTCAGATTCAAAAATAAGAATGCTGGAAATGAGATCATCACAGAAGCTAGAGACAGAAAGTATAGAGCGATAATGGAAAGCCCAAGAATCAAGGCTATTAGAACAGTTAGAGAGGTTAAAAACCTTTTCACCAAAGAGATCAATAAACTTTGGGAAGAAGACTGGATGATGCCACTCTCCCTTAAAGCAGATAATGCTAAAGATGCAATCCCAAACACTCTAAAGAGTGTCAAGTTTGATTCTCCTTATGATGTAACAATCGTAAACACTGAAGTTGGAGAACCAGCACCTGGACTCCTAAAGATCTCCAGTGAAACCAATGTAATGAAAGCCATGACAGATTTAGCTTCTAAAGTAGATCAGAAGTGGAAGTCAGATTCATTCAGAAAAGCTTTTGCTAACACAATCGAAGCTCTCCTTAAGACAGAGTCCGTAGAATTAGCAAAAACAACTATATTAAACTTCTTAGATGAGAACAAGGAACTATTCTTGCTCGATGAGAAGAAGCTCGAAGAACTGTTGGTCAAGACATCATTGATGATTAATGAAACTGATACTGACTCTATTGTTGGTGTTGTGAATAAGATCATCGAGTCCAAGGCCGGAAAGCAGATGAAGTGGAAGTACTTCAGAGAGAATGCAATCACTGAATCTAAACTCAGTGAATTTAGAATGATTATGGAAGATGATGAGCAGGTAGCAGCAGCTGCACCAGCTCCAGCCGATGGATCAGCAGCTCCAGCACTAGATGCAGCAGCTCCAGCAGCTCCAGAAGCAGAAAAGGAAGACATTGATTGGGAACAAGTTGAAGCAATCAAGGGTTTTCTCAATAAGATTAGAGGAGAGCTTGATGATGATTCTGATGAAGCAAAGTATGTTGATGGACTACTTGGTAAGTTGGACAAGTCAAAGCTAGAGGGCATTGACAAGGGTTCACTTAAAGAAATCATGGATCTGTTGAAACCAGAAGATGAGTCAAATGACGAAGAGCCAGATGGCGACTCTGATGATGTAACCGGTGAGGCAGATGCTTCACAATCCGATGATAAGGAGTTAGAACTATAATGAGCGACAACCTACTTCAAGAAATAAATGATTTCTCATACACTCTTGAAGAGCTCAATGAAGATGGAATGCCCAAATCATTTAAACTTAAGGGCATATTCCAGAAGTCCGACACTCCTAATGGTAATAGGAGAGTATATCCAAAGACAGTATTAGAGGGAGCTATTCAAAGTGTAGCAACTTCAGTGTCTGAGGGTAGAATGCTGGGTGAACTTGATCATCCAGATGATGCTAAAATTCACTTAGATAAGGTATCTCACAAGATCACCAAACTCTATATGAATCCTGATGGCACCGTAATTGGCGAAGCTCAAGTCCTTTCGACACCTGCCGGAAAGATTTTAGAGTCTTTGTTACAGAGCGGAGTTAAGTTGGGAATCTCTTCAAGAGGTTTTGGCAGTACAAAAGAAGCTAATGGCGGACTTCAAGAAGTTCAAAGTGATTACAAACTTGTCACATTCGACATTGTGAGTGATCCTTCAACTCCCGGAGCTTTTCCTAACGCAGTGTATGAACATAACGAAAACAAAACAGTCACAGAATCAGAGGAAGCGATCACAACTCTAGGCTATGCTCTAGAAGACATTCTCTCTGAAGAAGTTCAATTTACTACAGAGTCAAGAGAATTTATTTGCACCGACAGTTCAAAAAACAGATTCTACATTGTAGAAGGTGAAAAAGATTCTTATGGAACTCTTAATTTCCATATCTCTCACGACTATCACTTGCTTGTCAAGAACGACAACTTAGAAGAGAGAGTAGCTCTAACAACTGAAAACGTAACTCTATTTGAGGACGTCTACGGAAGTAGAGTAGCAAACAAAGTTCTTAAAAAAGTTGAAGAACTTGGATATAACGCATCTACATTTTTTACAACTAAGAAGGAGGATCTATAAATGCTTAAAGATCTAAAGTTAAGCGAGAACGAGCAAGGCGAGTTGAAGGACAAACTTGACTCATGGAAAGCCGCTGAAAGAAAAAAGATCGAAAACGATCTTACAGATAGATATGAACAAATGGAAGCTCAACTCAAAGAAGAGTACGAGACTCTAGTGGAAGAAATCAAAGAGAATATGAAGAAAGTCTACACCAAGAGATTTACAAAGGCTCTCAAGGAAATGTATGAGGAAATCAAGGCCGAAGTTATGGTCGAATCCCTCCACTCTCCCGAGTCTAAGGCTCTTGAGGAAGTAAAGGCAACAGTTTATCCTTTGATCAATGAACCCACTGCACGAAGACATAAGAACGAGTTCTCAAAGCTCGCTAATATGTACGAGTCTCTATTGAAGGAGTTCGAGATTCTTAAGGGTGCAAACAAGAAATCAACTCTAGTATCTTCCCTCTCACCAGACGTTCGCAAGGTAGTGGACAAGCTTATTGGTGAAGGAACAGAAGAAGAAATTGTTGAGAAGTTTGCTACAATAAAGAGAGCTCTAAAAGAAGAAGTTTCTCAGCCATCAGCTCCCCAGATGAACGAATCAATGGACGACGATGATGATGAACCAGCTCCAGAAATTAGAGTAAGAAGAAGTGTAAGAGAACAAGCTCCAGTACGAAGACCAGCTCCAGTAAGAACTGAAAATCGTGCTTCATCTGAATTCGAATCTCTTCTCAATGAACAACTTGTTCTAGCCGGAATTAAGAAACAACCCAGATAAGTTTTATCGTACGGCAATGTTTCAATCAAAATAATAGGCTAAACAAAAGGAATTATTATGGACATTCAAAAAATGATGACAGAGGAAAAAGGAAAGCTTCTTAAGAAGTGGACTCCCTTCCTTGAAGGTATCGCTGATGAATACACAGCAGAAAACACTGCTATGTTGCTCGAGAATGAGGCACAGTACCTCACTGAAGCTCCTGGTGCAACCGCCGCTACAGACGTAGCTGGTCTCCAGAAGATTATGCTCCCAATCGTTCGACGTGTATTCCCTAACCTTATTGCTAATAACATTGTATCAGTTCAGCCAGTAGCTGCTCCAGCTGGTATCATCTTCTATCTCAAGTATCAAATGGGTACTGAGAGACCAGGAAATCCAGTTGATCAGTACGGAAGTGCAACTCCTTCTTACACTGGTAATTCTTACCCTGAATTCAGCATGTATGAAGATCAGGCCGGAGCTCAAGAGGGATACAACCCCTACTACTCAACAGATGAAATTGGTCCTTTCAAGGGAGTTAAAAAAGAAGCTTCCCTCGGTGCAGGCGCAGCCGCTGTTCAAACAGCCGCACCTCCTACTGGAGCAGGATCTATTATTGAAAAGTGGCCAGTAGTTACTAATTCATTCTTCGGAACAATCTCAGTGAAAGATGCCGATGGTGTAGTAACTGATGTTTTCACATTCGCGTACGAAGGTAGTGCTTATGTAGTTAAGCCCGCAGACAAGCTCAGACCAACAACAGCATTCACTGTCACTGAGACTGGCGCCCACCAAGTAACAGTTACTCCAGCTGCTAGCTATAAGCCAGCAGAAGTTGAAGTATCCGTTTGGTACAAGACTGACATGGAATACAGCAAGAATATCCCAGAAATGAGAATCACAATTGCTTCAATTCCTGTAACTGTTAAGACCAGAAAACTAAAGGCAATGTGGAGCCAGGAATCTGAACAAGATTTGAAGGCATACCATGGTCTATCAGCTGATGCTGAGCTCACCGCTCTAGTATCAAATGAAATGATCGCCGAAATTGACAGAGAGATCATCAACAAGTGTATGACTGCTGCTCCAGCTTCTTCCAGACTAGTTTATGACTGGACTAATTTTGCTGCCAACAACGTCACTGGTAACTACCTTGACTCTCACCTTGCTCTAATGCAGAAAGTAACAAGAACCTCCAATGAAATCTTCAGAAAGTCCAAGATTGGCCCAGCCAACTGGATGATCGTTGGTACAAAGGTCGCTTCTTACATCGAAGTTCTCAAGGGCTTCATTCCTAATCCAGTTACTGACAGCATGGGTATGTCAATCGTTAAGGCCGGTACTTATGCCGGTAGATATGATATTTACAAAGATCCAATGTTCCCAGATGACAAGATTCTTCTCGGTCACAAGTCAGCTTCTACTCCATTCGGAGCAGGTATCGTGTACTCACCATACGTCACCAACTTGACACCAGTCATTGTTGGTCAGGAAGACTTCAATCCAAGAAGAGGATTCTTGGCAAGATATGGCCTAACTCAAGTCCCCTACGGAGATCAACTTTATGCTATGATGACAATTAAAAATCTTCCTTGATTTTAGTAAGGTATAATTTGAGAGGAACTCGAAAGAGTTCCTCTTTTTTTGTCGATAAATACATTTTATGTGTGTTTTTATGGTCATTAGTGCATATATAGATATATGGAAGAAACAAAAGAAATCATCTGTATAGATGATGAAAAATGGGAAATTGTAGATATTATTTCTCGCAAAAAGAATGCAGTTAAGAGACTTGTAATCAACGATGAAATGATTGATAGTAAAGAGACAATATATTTCACATGTGAAAAATGTAATAAGCTTAGAGCAACTTGGGCTTATAATTTTGTAAAAGTTGATGGTAGAAAAATCTGTCGCAATTGTCAATCTATTATCACAAGAAAAGATGCTGGATGGACGATGCCTGAAGAAGCTGGGAGAGCAATTTCTGCAGCTAAGAAGGGCGTTCAAAGAAATCTTGATTATTTTGATTTTACTTGTCCTGTCTGTAATAAGACATATCAATACAGAAATATATTGAGAAATAGAAAAAAGAAATACTGTAGTGTAGAATGTCAAAATACAATATGGGTTAGAGCTCCTAGATATAATGGAACTATGAATAAACTAGAGACAAGATTTTCAGAAATTTTAAATGAAATGAAGATTAATTATTTCTCACAATATCAGATAGGATTATATTTTGCAGACTTTTATCTTCCTGATTATAATCTCATTATTCTTGTAGATGGTGATTACTGGCACGTGAATGAACATGTTCATCCAGAAGGCGTAACTTCTGAAGCACAAAAAATAAATCTCGCTAATGATAAGAGATTTGAAGGCTATATTAAACATCAGACTAACTATAGATTATTTAGAATATGGGAAGAAACAATCAATTCTAAAACCAAAGAAGAGCTTAAGAGTATTATTGACGCCGCCCTCTGAGAAGGAGATGAAGAGATAGTGACAAAATATAGAGGATTTATACCAGGAGATTTTCAAACAGATGAAGATGATAGATTAATTACTGGTCAAGTGATGAACAGTAGAGATGATTTAATCACATTTAATGGTTATAATGAAGAAGAACTGACTAAGAGTTTTCATGAGTCAGTCGATTTATATATGGAAGACTGCTTAGAATATAAGGGACATGTAGAATCTATAAAGCAAGAAGAAAATTATTTCTATGGATATGTTATAAACAAGCCTAAACTCTGTTGTATATATGAAGGCAAGACATTAGAAGAATTAGAAAAAAACTTCAGAGATCTAATAGATTTTTAATATGAGCACACTTAAAAATAAAGAAAGACTTTTAAAAAAGTCTATTGATACATATTGGCTTACTGATGTGAAGACTAAAAACTCAGGCTTGAAGATGAGAATATGGGTAGGGTCTGGAGAAGATCAAGTTACAGCTATGTCATATTATGGAGACAAGTTTATATCGGATAAGCATTTTTATGTAAGTCTTGATGGAGTGGTAAGTGGAGATGTTGGAGAGTTAGCTGTTGAAGATGTAGACGAGTTGGTAGAATTTGTGAGATTGAATAGAGCTGCGCTAGAGATAATTAGAGATAATGAGACAGAGACAACTTTCGTGTTGTGTGAACAGCTTATAAATCCGATGGGAGGAAATAAATGGTAGAAGATAAAACAGTTTTCGAAGCACTTCAACTCTTGCAAAATAAGACTATAGATGATGTAATTTTAGAGACTGTTCTTCTTTATGATTCAATAGAAGAATGTTTAGTGATTTCACTCCCCAATATAAAAATATCTTCTTTTTGGTAATATTTAACCTACAAGAATGCTTGTATACAGATATTTGGATTTGCAAATAAGTTTTCAGATGCAAATGCTAGAAAGAAAAATTCATTTTGTTTGTCAAAGAATCTGAATGATGATCATATTTGTACCATGAGATTCGTTTGTATAAACAATAAAGATTTTAAGAGGATGTCTCCTTGGATTGTAACTCATATAAAGAAGTTGTTTTTCTATTGATTTA